GCGACGCCGAGACGTGGAAGCGACTGCTTACCGCCGCATGGTTGCGCGCACGCGGCGAACCGAATGAGATGCTGCCTGCGGTTGATGGGCATGGGGTTGACATTGTGTTCCGCCGGACAAGCCAGCTCACCCGCGCCGAGTGCGCTGAGTTGATCGAGTTCGTGCTGGCATGGTGCGCCGAGCATGGGGTCGGCACTGCAGAGGCAAGGCCGGGGGGGCGGCATGAAGGGTAAGACGCCAACCAAGGCCGAGCGCGAGCTGCACGACCGCCTGGCCAGCCTGGGCTGCATCGCCTGCAAGAAGGATGGCCGCCACACCGAGGAAGTGAGCGTGCATCACATCGACGGACGCACCAAGCCTGGCGCCCACCTCAAGGTGTTGCCATTGTGCGCCGGCCACCACCAGGATGGCGCCGGCGCGCCTGGCCTGATTGCCGTGCACCCCTGGAAGGCCCGATTCGAGCAGCGATATGGCAGCCAGGTCGAACTGCTGGCCGAGTGCATGGAGCTGCTGGCCGTATGACCCGCGACCGCGAGCCCGACCACTTCCCCCCAGGCGCCTGGGTGGTTACACCATCGGGCGCCATCGGCCAGGTGGAGAGCGTGCGCGGCATGCAGTCGCGCCGCGACTACTTCATGCGCGTGGTGGTTCGCTTCGGTCCCAAGCCACGAGACACCGTAATCCTGCAGGCCAAGCTGCTGCGCGCAGCTGACAAAAATCCCGAAACCCCAAAGGCCACCGAAAGAATCGAAGCATGATGCAGACCTTCACGCTGCCCTGGCCATCCAAGGGCCTGAGCCCCAACGACCGACCGCACCGCATGGTGCTGGCCCGCGCCAAGAAGGCCTACCGCCAAGCATGCGGCTGGACCGCCAAAGCCCAGGGCGCAGCGACACCACCGCCCGGACAGCTGGCCGTGCACCTGGTTTTCAACCCGCCCAGCCGCCGCGCCTACGATCAGGACAATCTGGTGGCAAGCATGAAGTCGGGCCTGGATGGCCTGGCTGATGCGCTGGGGGTGGACGACAAGCTGTTTTGCCTGACCGTGGAGCTGACCGAGCAGGTGGCCGGCACCGTGGTGGTGACCGTGGGGCCTGCAGCATGAGCGCCATGACCGCGCGTGAGCACTGCCGCCGGAGTGCCCACTGTGCCTAAGATGCTAAGTGCCAAACAGCAGGCGTTCATCAAGGAATACCTGGTGGATCTCAATGCCACTGCGGCCTACAAGCGCGCAGGCTACACAGCCCAAGGCAACTCAGCCGAGGTGAATGCTGCCAGACTGCTCAGGCATGCTCAGGTCTCAGCAGCCATCCAAGCCGCCAAGGAGGCGAGGGCCGAGGCCTTGGACATCAGCGCCAAATATGTGATTGACGGCATCATGCGGGTGACCGCCGCAGCCGAGGGCCGGGATAAATTATCAGAGGCCCTGCGTGGCTTCGAGCTGCTTGGCAAGCACCTGGGCATCTTCATCGATCGCACCGAGCTGACCGGCAAGAACGGCGGCCCCATCGAGCAGAAGCAGACCGGCGGTGTGCTGCTTGTGCCTGGCGTGATGGACCCCGAAGCCTGGGCAGCGATGGCCGAGAAGCAGGGCCAGGAGTGAGCAAGCACCCGCCAACCGCTTGGGCTCCGCTGCCTGGCGCCCAGTTCACTTTCCTGACCTGCCCCATCTTCGAGGCCTTGCTGCACGGCACCAGGGGAGGCGGCAAGACCGACGCGCTGCTGATGTCGTTCGCGCAGCATGTCGGAAAGGGCTACGGACAGCACTGGCGTGGGGTGCTTTTTCGCCTGACTTATCCACAGCTGGCCGATGTGGTGGCCAAGAGCCGCCGCTGGTTCAAGCAGATTTTCCCGGAGGCCAAGTTCAACAAGTCGGACTATGTGTGGGAGTGGCCGACCGGCGAAATGCTGTTCTTTCGCTATGGCTCGAGCGAGGACGACTACTGGAACTACCACGGCCATGAGTACCCGTGGCTGGGCTTCGAGGAGCTGACCAACTGGCGAAACTTGGAGTTCTACGAGGCCATGCACTCGACCTGCCGCAGCAGCTTCCCAGGCATGCCCCGCATGGTGCGCTCGACCTGCAACCCCTACGGGCGCGGCCACGGAGCCGTCAAAGCCCGGTTCGATCTGGGCGTTGGCGGTACACCCAGCGGCCGCGTGCTGCAGCTGCCAGACCAGAAACCGCGGGTGGCGGTGCGCTCGACCATCTACGAAAACGTGCACCTGTTGTCGGCTGATCCCGAATACATCCAGACCCTGCAAGGCTTGAAAGACCCCAACCGCCGCAAGGCCTGGCTGACGGGTGACTGGGACATCCATGTTGGCAGCTTTCTCGAGGGCGTGTGGAACGCCGAGCGCCATGTGGTTGAGCCCTTCCCCATCCCGCCCACCTGGAAGGTCTGGAAGGCGATGGACGGGGGCTACGCCAGGCCCTACGCGGTGCTGTGGTTCGCCCTGGACCCCGATGGCGTGCACTACATCTGGCGCGAGCTGTACGGCAAGGGCGAGAAGGACAACGAGGGCAGTCGCGAGGACGCCGCGCGCGTGGCCAGGCGCATCAGGGCGCTCGAGGAGCACGACGAGCGCCTTGGCTACGAGTACCGCCTCAACCTGGCCGACCCCTCGATTTTCAGCAAGATCGGCGCCGACCGCAGCATCGGGCAGATATTCCGCGAGAGTGGCGTGAAGTGGGCCGAGGCCTGGAACGCTAAGGGCTCGCGCGTCAACGGCGCCCAGGAAATCATCAGGCTGCTGGGCGAGGGCCGACTTAAGGTGTTCAGCACATGCGTGCACTGGCTGCGAACTGTGCCCGCCCTGCCGCCTGACGACATCAACCCAGAGGATGTCAACACCGACGCCGAGGATCATGCCTGGGACGCCACCCGCTATGGCGTGATGCGCCGCCGCAGGTCGCCCGAGGAAGAACAAAAATCCAGCGCCGACCAGGATGACAGCTACAAAGACGGCGACACGTTCTATCTCAAGGCTCCCGCATGAATGACGACCTCAGCCCCCTTGCCACCGCAACGCCCGAGCCAAAGCCCAAGGGGCTGCGCGAGGCGACGGAGAACGACCCGCTGGCCGAAACCTGGTCCAAGCGCATCGCATCGGCGCGCACGCACTGGGAGAAGTTCCACAAACGCATCAAGCACAACCGCAAACTGGTGGCCGGCCTCAACTGGGACGCTGACCCGGCCAGCCCAGATTTCGCCATGCACCGTGCAAACCTGATCCACGGCACCATCACCGGCGTTTTGCCCAACATCTACGCGCGCAACCCCGAACTGGGTGTGGCGCCGCTGCGCAAGTCCTCCAACCTCAAGCTGTTCTGCACCACCCTGGAGACAGTGACCAATCGATACCTCGAGCAGGCCGACCTCAAGGGCCGCGGCAAGATGGCTGTTCGCAGCGCCATGACCGTGAGCTATGGCGTGGTGAAGGTGCTTTACCAGCGCGACATCACTGAGGACCCGATCATCAAGGGCCGCATCCAGGACACCCAGGACAACATCGAGCACGCCGAAGGAATCCTGGCCCAGCTCGAGGACCCAGCCAGCCGACAGGATGAGGAGAGCCGCCTGGCCGAGCTGCGCGAGCTGATGGCCGGCCTGCAGGAAAAGGTGGAGGTGACCGCGGCCGAGGGCCTGGTGGTTGACCGTGTTCTGACCGAGAACCTGCTGATTGACCCGACCGTGTGCGAGTTCAGCGACAACAAGGACGCGCCCTGGCAGGCCCAAATCATCCCGATGCGCCGCTGCGATGCAGAGGCCAAATACAAGATCAAGCTGGGCAAGGCCACCGCCTACCGGGCCGGGCACGGCAGCAAGGGATCAGGCGATGCGCGCCTGGCGTCTGCCTCAATCGACAGCGCCGACGATCACCAGATCGCCATTCTGGAGATATGGGACAAGACCACCGGCACCGTCTACACGATGGCCGAGGGCTGCCAGTTCTGGTTGCGCGAGCCCTACCGGCCCAAGCGCGTGGGCGAGCGTTGGTATCCGTTTTTCTTGCTGCCCTTCCAGGTGGTCGATGGCCAGTTCGTCGGCCCCAGTCTGGTGGATCTGACCGAGAAGCTGCAGAAGGAGCACAACGATGCGCGCGACGGCTTCAATAGGCACCGCGAGCTGTGCAAGCCTGGCTGGATTGCTGGCACCGATGTGAGCGAAAAGACCATCAAGCGGTACAGCGACAGCGAGCTGGGCGAAATCACCCTGATTGACACCGAGGGCCGACCGCTCAACCAGGTCATCGTGCCGCGCCAGCATCCGCCGATGGACCCGATGGTGTACGACACCAGTGCCGTGCGCAGCGACTGGGAGCAGGTCACCGGCATGCAGGACGCAGCCCGCTCGACCGTGGTGCAGCCCAAGACCGCCACGGAGGCCAGCATCATGCAGCAGGCCCTGGCCGGCCGCGTGAGCGAGTTCCGTGACCAGACCGAGGACTGGCTTCAGGACATCGCCAAATACACCGCAGAGATTCTGCTGCTCGAGCTGACCGAGCAGCAGGTCTCCCGCATCATGGGCGAGCACAAGCAGATCGAGGTGCCAGGCCCGATGGGGATCATGGTGCCGGCCATCGAGCCATCCTACGACTGGCCCCAGCTGTCGCGCGAGGATGTGTTTGACATGGTGGAGCTGAAGATTCGTGCAGGCTCCACCGGTGCGCCCAACAAGCTCGATGAGCAGGAAACCTGGGGCAAGGTGCTGCCGGTCATTCAGGGCCTGGTCACGCATATCATGCAGACCATGGCAGGCGGCATGGACGCCGACCCGCTCATCGCCATGCTGCGCGAAACCCTCAAGCGGTTCGATGACCGCCTCGATGTCGAGCAGTTCATCCCCAAGATGCCGCAGCCTATGGGCGTGCCTGGTATGCCTGGCATGGGCGCCGGCATGCCGACCGCTGGCGGCGCCGCCCCGATCCCAACCGACGCAGACCAGGCCGGGCCGGCCTCGCGCGAGGCCGACCCCGCACCCATGATTCAGTAACCAAACCAACCGCCACCAAGGAGATTCATGAGCAACCCCGAGCAATCCGCGACCAGTGCAGCCATCGACGCCATTGGAACCCAGGAGACCGCCGCGGCGCCAGATCTGCAGCAGGACTCGCAGCCCGATGGCGACCAGGGCGCCGATCAGCCGATCGCGCTGGAGAATGACCGCGAGCCCAGCAAGCCCCTAGATCGCCTGGCCGCGGCCCTAGACAAGGTTGGTGTGGCGCCTGGCGACGAGGATGATTCATCTCTGGACAAGCCAACCGCCAAGCCCGCTGACAAGCCTGCCGCAGCTGAGGCACCCAAGCCTGCAGAAGCTGACGCCGAGGAGGCCGAGCTGCTGGCTGGCGTGAAGTCTGAGCGCGGCCGCGAGCGCATCCAGAAGGTGTTTGCCGAGCGCAAGCAGCTCGAGGCCGACATCGGGCAGTTTCGCCAGATGGTGCAGAGCACCGGCATGGACGCCACCCAGTTCGCCAACACGCTGGAGTTCGGTCGCTTGGTCAACTCGGGCGACGAGACAAGCCTGCGCACCGCCCTTGGCATGCTCGACCAGCAGCGCGCCGACCTGGCCAAGCGCCTGGGTGTGGACGCCCCAGGCGTTGATGCACTGGCCGACCACCCCGACCTGGCGGAGG